TCATAGCAACTGTTTTCTAAAACAAGGCTATTAAATAAGTATTCCAAAGATACATAATATGGGATATAAACGTATTAATAAAGATAAGCGACTTTCTTTATTGGAAAGTTCTAACGTTATCTTTGCTGACCTTCGGGAATCAAAGTGGCTTTACAACCCTCTTGTCTATTCACAGATTAGTGGAGATTTTACGTTGATGCAGCAGCGTATCTTGTTGGGTATTGTTGAGAAACTACAGCAACGTATTATTGATAGTGTTGCTGAGAAGGAAAAGAATAGAACTTTCCCAGACATCTTCGATTATTCTTCTTTGATGCAAAGAGACACACTTGACTTTACACTTTCGGCTGTTGATTTGGGTGTTGGTCGTGATCATTACGATGATTTGGAAGACGCTGCAAAGGTTCTTAGTTCCATTACTATGAAATATCCTGTATTCGATGGTCGTGGACGTATCAGTAAGTATGTAGTTGCTTCTCTATTTCCTCGAATAGAATTGCCTAAGAGCGAGAACGAAATACGCCGCACGGGCATGTTACGTATCGTTATGCTTACAGAGAATATCCGTGAGATATTCACTATGCAGTATGGTTACGTGATGCACCTTTCGCACATTGCACGGATATGTAATAAAAAGCGTACCCCTCGCCTTTATATTTATCTAAGTCGTTATCGTGACATTGGTCATAAGAAAGTCCCTTATACTGACCTTCTTGAGTTCCTTGGACTTACTGATGAGTATTTTAGGCAAACGAATGAGGGGAAGAACCCTTATAATAATTGGAGTAACGTCCGTATCATGGTTCTTGAACCTGTAAAGAAAGAAATGGATAAACTGATGGAACGTGGTGAGATTGATTTCTCTTTTGAGTATTCACCAGTCTATCCGCCAGGTAAGAAGCGTGGCGCACCAGATGAAGTTGAGTTTGTTATCAAGAAGGGTCAGCTTGCGCTCTTGCGTGATGCGAACAATCACAGAGCTTCGTCTGAGATCAAGTTTATTGATAGTTACGTGGCATGGTGTCCAGAACTCTCTGCTTATGCTTTGCGTATGCTTATGTCAGATATGGATGATAATCAGCTGCAATCCTTCCTTGAATTTGCTTATAAGGATATGCGACGTATCATCGAGCGTAAGCAGCCTGACGATGTAGCGGCTTATGTAATGGGTGTTTTGCATAAGTGGAAGCGAGACTATCAAACGAGAAAAGAACAGCGTCAGACTGATTTGTTTGGTCCGGCAATCGTTCCTTCTGTTGTAAAGGATGAGCAGCCTGCTTTTGTACCTGGCGCGTTTTCTACAGAATGGCAAGAAGTCTTAACGGCATACGGTGACGGTCTTTTTGCTTCATTGCTCCATGGCGCAAAACATATAGGCTCTTATCTTGGTAATATCAATGTCGAGTTTGCAACGAAAGAAGAGCGTGATACTTACCTTTCACTTTGTAATGACAAGAAAAACCAGACTGAATATAAACGCCTGATTTCTATTATAAAGAAGGCTATCGGTAGAAAAGATAGTGGTGTCTGTCTGATAACTTCTGTGTTCGGAAAAAGATAAAGGATTTTCAACACTTTCTTTGAATCTTATAACCCTCAAAAAATTAAGGTATATACTTTAGCACGATAAAGTA